CGAATTTGATCTTTGCCGGCCATTCGCCGGCATAGGGCTCTTCGATCACCTGCCGGCGCGTCGCATGGGCGTGCAGCAGATGGGGATGGCCGAGCCGCTCGGTCAGGAAGCCGCAATGGCAGGGATAGGCCTGATCGGCGAAGACGAGCACGTCACCGGGCTGGGCTTCCGGGATGGCGACGCTGTCCATGTTGCCCCGGAAGTGTTCGACGAAGCCTTGTCCCTGAGCGCGGCGGCTGTAGCCGGTGCTGTCATAGTCTGAAAGATCAAGCGCCCGGGCGACGCAGACTACCAGCCCGACGCAGTCGATGCCGGAGCGCGTCCGCCCCTGATGCCGCCAGGGAACGCCGAGCCAGCCGCGCGCCTCTGTGACGATCATCTCGGATGTGATGATTTCATGGCGTCCTGCCCCGGCACGTAGGGCTCGCCGCGGAAGTTCAGGACGTTGGCGAAGCGGGTGATGCAGGTGTCGAGACGCTTGTCGCAGCCGGGATGGATGCGGAAGAGGTCGCCGACCCGGACCGCATAACCCATGGGCAGGAACAGCTCGATGCGGCCTGTCGTTTGGGTCCAGGCTTTCACCTCGATCGAGCGTCCCGCATTGGGCCCGCTCTCCCAGGTCAGCACGCCGCCGGCGAACCAGCCGTCACTCGCGCGCGGCTCGTCGATCGATGCGATGAACACCGTCCGGTCGACGACATCGGTGACGATGCCGGCACGGCTCCACGACTCCATGGCCGCGAACACGGCCGATCCGTCGCTGGTCTGCTGGCCGACGGAAGTGTCGTAGGCGGGCTGGTCAGCAGCCGTCGTACCCGCACCGACGCAGCGGTAGACGCGATTCTCAAACACTGCCGCCGTGCCGACGCCCGTCGTCGTGTCGGTGAAGAAGCCGCTGACGGAGTCGAGCGCCGCGTTGCACACCGAGCCGCTGACCCTCGTGCCGTTGAAGATGACGCGCAGCTGCCGGGTGCCCGAGGGGACCAGCGCGTCGGCGACCTGGCGGAGCGTCCAGACGCCGGTCATCGCCTCATTGCCGGTGTCGAGCGGCGTGGCGAGGACGGCGCCCGCTTCATCGAGCAACTGCACGCGCAGCCGTCCCTGGTCCACGGTGTTGCCGCCGCCATTGGCCCGCCAGCCGCCCACGGTCAGGCGATAGTCGCCGCCGACGAGGATGTCGGTATCGAGAATACCGGTGAGATCAACGGTCTGGCGCAGCTCGAAGCTCGCGACATTGCCGCCTTCGAGGAAATGCGTGCCGGACTTCGGCCCGAGCGCGCCGCTTGCGGTCTTGGCGGCCGCCGAACCGGCGGCGACCGTCCAGCCGGAGAGATTGCCCGTGTCGAAGCCAGGATTGACGAAGGGAATGCCGATCGTCGAGAGCGCCGAGGAGGTTCGTACTCGGACGGTGTCGCCGACGGCGTAGGACGTCGAACGCTGGATCTCGGGCGGGTGGATCGGCACCTTGCAGCGCGGATCGCCCAGATCAGCCCGGCATTCCGGGCTGTAGAGCTCGCCGATGCGCTGTGAGAGCGCCTGCGTCATGCCGCGCAGCTCGGTGCGGAAGACGCCCTGCTCGGTCAGCACCGCCTCGCCAAACCAGCCGCGCCGCATGCGCAGCGCGCCCATCGAAGGATCGGCCCAGTTGACGAGGAAGATGCGCACTTCGGCTTGATCGAACAGCCCAGCGCGCAGCTCCTCCTCGGTGATCGCCTCGTCATCGAACACCCCCTCGACATCGAGATTGTCGACGCTGAGGCTCGCATCGTTGGCGATCGCCGTGCGCGAATAGCCCGAGCTCGCTATGTAGACATCGCCGTCGAAGACGAGATCGCGGTCATGGTCGGTGAAGAAGAACTCCCGGCCATCCACGCGCGTGATGCGCCAGCAGGTGGCGAGCGTGGTCACGGGACCCGCCAGGTGGGCGGCGAGCGCTGTCGATGTGGATTTCATGGGCGGATCTCCAGCACCGGGATATGGCCCCAGCTGCCGAGTTGATAGGTCTCGATGGTGATATCCATCTGGTCGCTGTCGAAGCGGACGGGGACGTCGAAGTCGAAATCTGCTGTCACTTGAACCCCGGACGCGGGCGCAGTGGTGAAGGTCACGAGCCCCGTTGCCGAGTTCACGGTCCAGCCCGTGACTGCCTGGACGCCATCGCGGTAGATCTTCACCGTGCCAGAGACGGGCTTGGCGATGATGCGTGTCTCGATCTCACCGCCGCTGGCGTAGCGCTTGATGAGCTGGAACGTCCTGTTCGACCCATTGCCCACACCGAGGGGCTGCGCGAATGCCTGATAATCGGTCCAGTCCTTGAAGCGGAATCCGTAGGCGCGCCCCTTGCGGGCGCGAAAGAAGGCGATCAATGCCGCGACCTGCTCGCGCTTCTTGAGGCCATGCGCCACGTTCCATTTGCCTCGCGCGGCGGCCCAGTTGGCATTGCGGCGTTCGTGCCCCGACACGGTCGTCACCACGGTCGTCGAATAACCCGGTCCGCCCGAAGCCCCGTAGGAGATGTCGGGCGGAAACTGCACCTCATGAAATCCGCTCATCGCTCATGTCCGTCAGAGTTTGCCCAGTTCAGAGATTTCGGCGCGCCCGTTCCATGGCGCGGGCGGCGTCTGCGGCGATCTGGCCTTGCGCGTAGCGGAAGCTGTTCGCGTCCGGCGTCGAGATGTTCATCACCACATTGACGGGCGATTGCCTGCCGGCGCCTGAGCCGATCGCCGCGAGCTGCGAACGCGACAGAACCATCTCGCCGCGTTGCAGGATTGCGGGCACCTCGTCGGGGCGTAGACCGGCCATGCCGCCGCCATGCAGACGCGGCGCGCCCGCAAAGGCGAGCGTCGGCACGAGCCGCTGCGGCGCGGGCGCGCCGACGATGCCGCCCGAATGGAAAATGCCCGACAGGATGCCGCCGCCCCCGCCGAACAGATTGCCGAAGATACCGCCGCCGCCGCCCATGCCACCGAGCGCATTGGCGAGCGGTCCGAGAATTGCCGAGCGCAGCGCGACGCGCGTGATGTCCGCCAGGATGCTGTCGGCGAGCGACTTGAAGTCGAACTTGCCGGTCGTCACGAACTTCGCGACAGCGTCCTCGGCCGACCGGAAAGCGCTGGTGAGCGCATTACCGAGGCCCTTGCCCCAGTTCGCGGCTTCCTCCGCGTAGCGTGCGAGCTCCTCGCGCACCGCTGCCCAGCCGGTTGCCGCGTCCTCGGCAGCGGTCTTGATCTCCCGACCGGCCTCACGACTTGCCGCTGCCGCACGGCCAGCCGATCCTCGCGCGCCAGCCCCACCACCTCGCTCACCGCTGCCGGTGTTTGCGTCGCTGCCTCCGCCAATCGCAGCGAATGCATCATCGAGCCGTTCGGTCGCGGCAGCGGCCTCGTCGAGTTCAGTGTTCGCCCCGGCCATCGCCTCGCGAAGGGCAGCGACCGACGCGAGGGGCGCACCTGCCAGCTCTCCCAGCGCATTTGCCGTTTCACGGGCACTTGTCGCAGCGCGGCGGGCATCCTCTGCGAAGGCGGAGAACCCGAGATCGGGCACCCGAAACGCATCGGTCTCGAAGGCAGCCGCGAAAGCGGCGCTCGCAGCGGTTCCGGCGCGCTCGGCCGCCCCGGTAAACTCGTTCTCGATGCGGCCGAGATCGACATTGGGGACAAGCGTGATCGTCCGTTCGATACCGATCGCAGCGAGGCCGGAATTGACACCGTCGAGGAAGCTGTTGATCCCGCGCGCCGCGCCATTGAGCATGCGTTCCACGCCCGAGATCAGGGCATTGGCCGCACGGATCGTGAAGTCGCCTATGGCAGCGGGAAGCGCGCTCCAGATGGCCACCATGGCATTTAATGCGCCCTGGAAGATGTTGACGGTCCGGTTGCCGAAGCCGACGACAGCCTCGAGGGCGCCCTGCAGCGCGTCTGCGATACTTGCCTGAATGCCGAGCCAGGCAGCGGCGATCCGGTTCTTCAGGACCAGGGCGAGCAGACCGATCCGGTCCCAGACCTCCCGCGCCACGTCGCCCAGCAGATTGAGCGCCGCGCCGAACCCGCCGGTGGCCTGCACGAGACGCCCGAACTGATAGATCAATTCACCCGCTGCCACGATGAGCGCACCGATCCCGGTACGGATGAGCGCCCCGCGCAGAAAGACGAGCGCAGTGGCAAGTCCCCGAACCGATACCGCGGCTGCCACCATGCTGGCGACGAAGCGTCCCGCCATCAGGGCGGCGAATGCGGCGGCGATCGATGCCAGACGCCCGAGATTGTCGAACACCAGTTTGATGGCCTGTCCGAGCGGCCCGGTGGTGCGCGCCATGGCCGCCAGCGCGTCAGCGACAGCTTCGAGCGCCGGGGCAGCGGCGACAGCCAGCTGGTTGGACAGGCCGCGCCAGATCAGTCCGAGCCGGGAGAGCGCGTCATTGGTCCGCTCGATCTGGGCAGCATCGGCCTGCGAGACGGCCACCCCGAAATCCTGCACGTCCTGTGTCGCCGTGCGCAGCGTCGCCGTGTCGATGCGCAGGAAGGTCAGTGCGGCGCGGTCCCCGAAGAGCTGCGAGGCGACCGCTGCGCGCTCGGCTTCGGGCACATAGCGAGCCAGTGCGTCCTGGATGGCGGCGATGCGCTGATCGAGAGGCAGGCGCTGCAGCTCTTCAGAGGTAAGCCTCAGACGTTCGAGCGCGGCGACGGCAGCGCCCGTGCCAGTTGCCGCCTGGCTGAGGCGCCGGGTCAGCTGGATCGTGGCCTGCTCGATCTCGCCCATGGAGACGCCGGCGAGATCACCGGCGCGCTCCAGCACCTGGATGCTCTCCACCGTCGTGCCGAGCGAGGCGGCAAGCTTGGCCTGATTGTCGATCACCTGCAGGCTGGAGCGGATCATCGCGGCTGCGCCGGCTGCAAACGCTGCTGCAGCCGCCGCGACGGCAATCTGGAGCCGGCGATAGAAGGCGGCCACGCGCGTGTTGGCCGCATCCATTTCGCGCGACAGGCGCCGCATGCCCTGTTCACCCGCATCGCCGATGCCCTGCAGCTCGGCGCGAACCTCGCGGCCGCCGACGACGGCAAGGCGCACGGACACCCTTTTCTCAGCCATCGTGTTCAGCCTTCATTTGCGCATTGAGACCGCGCACCATCATTGCCTCGATATCCGGCAAGAGCTCCGCGCAGATGAGTGTGTCGAGCCCGAGCGCCTCAGCGACCGCGAGGGCCGCATTCATGTCGAGCCCCAGGACTGCGCCGGGGATGGCACGCAATTGGCCGGTGAGCCGCAAGGCGAGATCCCAGACCTGCCAGCCTTGGAGTGTCTGTGGACGGTTCAGGACGGCTGGGCACTCGCCGCAGGTGCGCCCTGTGCTGACATGACAGGATCGGCAGTACTGGTCGCCCCCGCTGAAATGCCATTCGGCAAGGGCGCGGAGCCGTTTTTTTCTTCATCCAGCAGCAGACCCTTCGAGACGTAGCGCAGCTGGAAGGCCTCGAAGAGCGGCAGGATGTCAAGCAGCGCGTCGATCCCTTCCGGATTGACCGGAACGGGATTGCCATCCGCATCGCCGACGCCCTCCCAGTCTTCGACTACGAGCCGCGCGAGCGCCTTGGCCATGACAACCGCGATCGTTTCATTCGATGCCCCCTCCGGCAGACTGGTGACAGCCGGGTCGCTTCGTGCGGCGGCCATGAGTGCGGTGGTCAGTGGCCCCACGCGCAGACGTACGCCGTGGCCGAGATCGAGCCAGCGCGGCTCGCGGGAGAGATCGAGACGGATCATGGGATTTGCCTCATGCGTAGCTGGTGACGTCGTTCAGGAGATGGGCGCGCAGCATGGTGCCCTCGCTGTCATCGAAGGCGGCGCGCCAGTCGAAGCTCGCCTCGACCCCGCCGGGGCCGGAGACGGCGTATTTGGGTTTGGGCAGGAAGACGCGTGGCAGCTCGAACCGCAGCGCGTAGCCCTCGGGGAAAGTGAAGCCGTAATCGAGTGCGACCGGATCGCCATTGGCGGCCTCGGCGACCAGCGTCGCGCCGTCGAAGCGCACCGACATCGAGCCTTCGGCGGACGCGAAGGTCGGATCGGCCGCCTCGATCTTGCCGTCCTCGCGGATCACCCGCACCCGTTCGAGATTGTTCGAGAAGGTGAGACTTCCGCCGGTGACGCCCGCCAGCGCCGATCCGCCACGCCGGATGAAGCCGCGCCCCTGGCTGAAGCGGCGCAGCGAGAAGGCATCCGGATTCCCATCGACCGTTGCGGCGAAGCGTTCCTCGCCCTGCGCCACCAGTTGGAGGCGGGCATTGGCCGGCCCCTCCTGGCCCATCTCGAAATTGATGCTCTCCATCACCGTGCCGAGATGGCGGAAGAAGACCGGCGTCGTGAGCTTGGGGTGACCGATCTCGATCGTGTAGCTCGGGATGTCATCCGCGCCGCTTTCCCAGACATGCGCGTAGCCGCCGCCGGTCAGCGTCGGTGCAGACACGGTCGCCGCCGATGCCGCGATGGTGAAGCTGTTGCCCGTTGGCCCCGCCGTGTCGAACACGATCACCAGCGTCTGCGTACTGGTCGGCCGGGAATATGTGCATTTGGCTATCTCGGCATCGGCAGACGCATTGAGGTTGCTGACGAGCTGATCGAGGGTCTGGGTGACAGTGGCCTGGATCTCGGTTTCATCTCCCGATGGCGTCCCGGAGACGAACGTCCAGACCGTGCCGTTTAGCGTGATGGTGTCGCCGGGCGACGGGTTGGCCGCGAAGGAAATCGAGCCAGAGGCATTGACCGCCGTCGTCACCGGATCGCCGAACAGGCCGGTCAGCCAGAAGCCGGTACCGCGCAGATCGAACGGGATGTCGAGCTGGCCCTCATCGGTAATAAGGCCCCGGTAGGGATCCTGCGCGTTGCGTCCGCGCCCCAGCAGCGGGTCGTCACCGAGCGGCTGGGCCGAGGACAGATCGGTCGATTTGAAGTCGAGGCTTCGATAGCCGGTAAGCGGCGCGACCCCATAGTTTGCCTCCCGGCAAGCCTTGAGCGTGGCGTCCGCGCCGTAAGCACGCACCTTGGACATGGAGAACTCCTGTTCCTGAAGATCAGTCGGTAAGCGGATCGCTCACCAGGTATTCGACCGTGACGACGAGCCGGGCGGTGAGGATCGGCGCAGCGCCCTCAATGGCGAGCGCGCCGGTCTCGGGCACCGACGGCGTCAGGTTCTCGGCGAGTCCGCCGAGGGAGGGATCGATTCTGAGCGCCATTCCGATCGATCCGAGAAGCGCATCGAGCGCCACTTCGCCTCCGCCCGTCGGATCGCGGGGCACATAAACCTCGATCTCGACCCGGTGGGCGTAGAACTCCGTGCGCGGATTGAGCGTCACGTCTGGCTCGCCCGGATCGCCGTCGCGCAGGATGACGAGACCGGATGCCGGCACTTTTTCAGGCAGCACTTCATTCCGACGCACGTTCGCGGCCAACGCGGTGCCGAGCGTCTGGAAGAGGGCTCCGAGGATGGCTTCACGACGGCTGGACACTGGTTTTCCTCAGGCTTGAGGGCAATGCAGGTGATCGCTCCGCACGCGGTGCGGCGCGCACATGCACCGGGATGCGAAGAAGGCGAAGACGGGGCTACCGTCCGTCGACCCAGTTGCGAACGACCAGGCCGGGCAGCCGCTCCTGCCAGGTGTTCGCTGCGGAGGCGACATCGAGCCGCTTCCTGAATGTCACCTGCGGCACCAGAATGAAGATCGGCACCGTCACGAGGCCTCGCCCGCTGCGCAGCGCGGCGGCGCTGGCTCGTGAATATCCGCCGCGCTTGCCCGTTCGCGCGCGCATGTTGTCGGCGACGAGCAGAGACGCAGCGTTGCGGCGGTAGACGAAGCGCAGCCGCTGCCCGGTACGCCGTTCCCATCCGCCGGGCGTAATCTTGCGGCCACCGTCGCCGAAGCGTCCGGCAGCAGCGGTCGGAATGGCCAGGAAGAAACCCTCGGTCGACCGGATGGTGGCGCCGTCTTCGTAAATGCGAATGATGCCCGGCGCCTTCGACCAGACAAGACCCGCTGCGCTGATGCTGGCCTGCCCCCTGGGGTAGGTCTCCGATCGCCAGGTCCGGGCCAGCCGGGGACCGAGCCCAGCATTGGTGACTTGCGTCCTGAGCTCGGACTTGAGTCCCTCCGCCGCCTCGCCGACACCGGCCGTGACAGCCTCTTCGGCGGCCCTGACCTCCTCGGCCATGATGCGACCAAGGTCGCCAGTGATGGTCGCGGACAGCCTCATACCGGTCTCAGCTCCACGGTCCAGACAAGGCGTTCGCTGTCGCGCACGGGCTCTCCCTGGACGACGTAAATCGCGCCGTCGATTTCGAAGACATCTGCTTCCGCCAGACTCGTGGCGTCGCGCGTACGCACATCGCCAATGACGCTTTCGCTCCAGATGCGCGTCTCGCCGAAGCTCTCGACACGATCCGGCTGTCGCAAGACCATCCTGACCGGCACCGGCGCACCCATGCCGCCTGCACGCCAGACGGCATCCCGCACGAGATTGGGATCGGCGAAGAGGTCGTCGATCGCCTCTGTAAAGACGCTCATGCTCAGTTGCTGGAGAAGATGCGCACGGCGAGCCGCGGTCGCTTGTTGATCGGCAGGATCGAGGCCTCGGTCTTGACCTCGATGGCGCTGCCATCGGGGCGGGCGATCTGCCGCGCGTAGATCGGCAGGCCCACCGTGTTGACCGTCTCGATCAGGTTGGCGGGCGCGCCATGGGTGACGAAGGTGTCGAGCGTGCCGAGCGGGAAGGCGATGCCCTCGCCGGAGGGGATCAGCGTTTCCGTTGCGCCGGTCGAGAGCGTGACGGTGGCGTTGTACTCCTCGAACAGGATGCCGGCGAAGGGAAAACGTCGGCGGGTGTCCTCGCGCAGCGGCTGCGCCCCGGTCGAGGAATAGTACTTGTAGGCCTCCTCGACCTTGGCGTGGCCGATCAGCTTGTCGAAGAACTCCGGGCTCACCATCGCCAGCACGCCGGTCATGGTTTCGCCCTTGAGCTCGGTCTCGACTTTGCGCAGCACGTCGCGCACCTTGCTCTGAACCTGGGTGCCGGCGGTGCCGAGCACGAAGTCCGTCTCAAGCTGCGTGAGCCCGAACTCGGTGAAGTAGTTGTAGAGCGTGGTGCCGGCGCCGTCCTTGACGATGCCGCGCAGCGCGTTGACCTCCATGTACTCGCGGGTCTGGGCGTGCTTGACCCGCATGCGCGTGAGCTTGCGCTCCATGACGGTGGCGAGCGGGTCGGCGGCGTCGGCGACGCCGAAACCGCGCACGCCCTGGATGTCCTGGGGCGTGATCACGTCGTCATGGGGAATCCACGGCACCGTGAAGGAGCGCATGGAGCGCGTGTCGCGGTTGGCGACGGTGGCGGGACCGCCGAGCGGCACGGTCGGCAGGAGGTTCAGCACGCCTTCCGCCTGCTCGATGACGACGGAGCGCTGTGTGACGCCCTCGAAGCGGAAGAGGCCCATCTGCCCGAGCCGGGTGTAGACGTTGGGCAGGATGTTGATGGCCTGGGTCATCTCGGCGAGCGAGTAGCCGCCCGCGTCGAACGGGTTGATCATGGCGACCATGATGTCGGGTCTCCTTGGGATGGAACGGGCATGAAAAAGGCCCCGAAGGCGGACGCCTCGGAGCCGGTGAC